TGCTTCTAATGGAGGTAGCGCATCTGGTTCTGCTACTAATGGACGAGATTACTCTTCTACGTATGGAGGAAATGGTGGAGGAGGTGTAGGCGCTGACGGATCGGGTCGAGGCGTATCTGACTTCGGTTACACCTATGGAACAGCCGACGCAAATAGTGATACCAACAGCTACAGCAATATAGGCTCTCACGGCTATCGTTATGGTGGTGGAGGTGGATCGGGTGGTACACGAGGAGATTGGGGTCAAAACCCATACACAGGTCGTGGTCACTTTGAGGGTACTGGTTACGCAGCATCTGGTGGTTGTCACGGCGGCGGCGGAGGTGGATCAGCCACTAGCACACAAGCCGGGGGTCGAGGCGGCCCGGGTTGTATTCGTATTATTTGGGGTGAAATAGGGGGAGCTACTAGAAAGTTTCCTAATACTTATGCCTCTGAAAACTTAAATCATACTGGTTATACTTAGGAGATATTATGTCGATAGTTGATACTTATAGAGCTACAAGAAATGACAAGCTTGATCTCTCTGATAAAGAGATGATGAAATTATTGGACGATGCTACTTCGTGGTCTGATTTTAATACTAAACGTGCGGCTTTAAAATCATATCGGCAGGAATTACGAGACTTACCTAGTAAGTTTCCTTCAGATATGGAAACAACTAACGAGATACCAGAGATGCCGTTATCACCAACAGAACAATCAATATTAGACGCAGAAGGAGAATAAAGCAAAATGAACCTCATTCCTTACATTGACATTAACAATCAGCAATGCTTTTTTGACTGTAGCCAAGTGGTCTGTATTATGACAGATCAGCCACCTCAACCACCAGACGCAAATGGTAATCCTATACGACCACCGACTTTACAAACAAAGGTCGTATTAAACCATCGTGGCGGGTATATTTACACAGAAGAAAGTACATCCTCTATTTCCAAAAGAATTATGGATGCTTTATCTATTCCAGAGATAAAGCCACTCACATTGGATGAAAACAATGCGGGATCATAGTGAAGAAGTAACCTATGTTCAAGAAGAACAAGGGGAACTACTCAACCCTTTTGGTGCGCCTTTTTTTATTGAACAAATAGAAAATGGAGAGGAAATCGCTGATCGCTTTTGTGATCTTGCTCGACAGTTAAGGTCTGAGGAAGATAATGGTGGGATGGTTTCTAATGCTTGGAGAGAAGCAAAGTTAGCTAAAAGTCAAGAAGATTACGAAAAGTATGGCTTTACCTCTTTTGCTACTAGCAACTTAATTGAAGATAGTAGAGCAGATTTTCTTCACGAAGCTATAGCTAAACAGATGGGAAAGTTTTTAGATATAATAGCAACTAAAAAATCTTATCTTACTATTATTAATTCATGGGCAACAATATATGGCGAAGGTCATTATGTTCCAGAGCATATTCACCCTAACGCACAGTTAAGTTGTGTTTTTTATGGAGATGCTAGTCCAGATACGGGTAAGCTTGTTTTTAAAAATCCGATGTATCAGTCTTACGCTATGAACTACGATCAGCGTTTTGGCTTATATTGTGATAGTTTTTTTGTTCAGCCAAAAAAAGGGATGATGGTTATTTTCCCATCCTTTTTACCACATTACACAACGGCTCACGAAGATAAAAAGGAGCGTATAATTTGTTCCGCTAATGCGAATTTATCTACGGATAGGAAAATGAACGAACATTTTAGCCAAGATGGGAAAGGAAATAAACATGGCGAGTAAGACAATGAAGAAAGCATGTGATACTGTTATGCCGAAAAAGGTCGTAAGTAAAAAGAAGAAAAAATCTAACATTAAAATTCAAGGATCAGCTAAAGGAACTTAATTGAGCAATCAATCTCAACTTAAAAAGCTTGTGGCTTTGCAGAAAAGTGACGGGTGGAAAATAGTAAACGAAATTATGAAGGACGAAATACTACAACTCGCTCTTCTAATGGCACGATCAAAGGAAATGTCTCAACAGGAAATGGACTTTAATCGTGGTGCAATCTGGGCGGCAGAGCAAATGCTTAACCTCCCTACTAAAATAACCCATAAACTTGAGGGCGAGATCGCTCTTGAGGATAATGGTATTGGACATGGCTAGGACGCTACGGCTTCCAGAAGGAGAAATAAAATGGCTACAACACCAGAAGAACAGTTAAAAAGACTTGCTGAACAAAAGTTAGGTGCTGAAACACCACCACCAACTGCACCACCTCCCGCACCAAATGTGGAAAAAGAAGCTCCTCCAACAACAGAGGAGAAGGCAGCGGTTGTTGCGTCACCTCAAACAGAGGGTGATAAAGCAAATCAAGACCCTGTTGTTTATCAAATGAAGATAAATGGCAAGGATAGGGATTTAAGTCAGAAACAAATCGAAGAAACCTTTGGTCGATATAGGGACTTGAATTTTAAAAATATGACAAATGCGCCTATCAATGCAGTTGCTGACCAACTGATGAAGGCATCTGGTGCAACTCCAGACCAAGTAGCAAAACTAATATCGGCTTCTGTTAAAGCATTTACTAAAAATGCTCAGATGGGTAACACAAGACCTAAACAACAGAACGTAGCCGAACCGAAGCAACCCACTCCAAAAGCTACTCAGCCGAACATTAATGAAGAGTTCGCTAAGTATGAGGATGAAAATGCAATAAGCCTTCCTCCCGGCTATCGAGAGGGATTGGATAGAATTAATCGCATGGAAAATCAACTCAAGAAGGGTGTGACCATGATGAATAATATTCTTAACCAATCAAAAGGTAATGCACAAATGGGGATGCAAGCCGCACAATCTGCTAACGTGGACAGAAACACGGCTATAAGAAATACCATCGCTAACAACCTCGATAAAGCTCAACGGGCAAATGGATTGCCAGATGGCGATGGGCAAGCGTTTATGGCGTATGCGGGCGAAAGAGGTTACACAATGGAAGATTTTGTTGATAGTGGATTAGTCAACAAAGTTGTTTCCGATTTCAAAAATGAAAAGAATACCCCAGAGTTCAACAGGTTGCAGGATATGGCTAAACGTAGAGAAAGCTTTTTAAAGACTGGTAAAACCAACCCAACATCTGAAATGGCGGCAAAGCCTAAAGATGATATGATGGAGAGGTTAACAGCTAAAGGCATCAAGTCTCGTTTAAATATCGGATAAAAATGCAATCAGATTAAAAAAAAGGACGAAGTGTTCTACAAGATACTTCATATTAGAGCCGTATCAGAAATGCTACGGCTCTTTTTTTTGATGCACTATAGGACAGAAGATAAGTGGTGTGAGTTCCACCTTTATTGAATGTTCCCCTAACTGAAACCTTTATTAATAGGAGGATTGCTAATGGCTGCAATTCAAGGACTACGGGGTACAGGTCAGTTTACAACGGACTTCCGCCCTAAGAATTACAGAGAATTATATTCTTTGTTAGAACCTAATGGTAATGCCCCGCTAAATGCATTATTATCAATGGCTTCAAGTGAAGCAACTGACGACCCCGAATTTATCAACTTTCGCGATGAGCTGCCCGCAAGGGAACTTACTGTGAATGGTGCAATAAATTCTGCATCGACAACTGCGATCGTAGTAGCTAGTGGTAATGATAATCTTTTTGCGGTAGCAGGAACTATTATTGTTAACTCAGAAACTGGCGAAGTTATGCGATGTACTGCTGATAGTACAGCAACAGGTTTAACTGTTGAAAGAAATATCGGTGGGACAACCCATACAATCGCTGATGGCGCAAAGCTATTTATAGCAGGGTCAGCCTTCGAGGAAGGTGCGACCAGTCCAACAGGCGTATCATTTGATGCTTCAACCTCATCAAATTATACTCAAATTTTCAGAACTGCTTACACAGTAACTGAAACTTTGAAAGCCACTAATCTAAGGACTGGTGACAAAGAAGATGAGATGGCTACTAAGGCTCTCAAAATGCACATGTCTGATATTGAAAGGGCAATGTTTTTTGGGGTAAAGCACGAAAGTAACGGCTCAACTGCACAACCTCGTAGATTTACAGGTGGTCTAACTAATCTCATTACAAACGTAATCGACAGATCAACAGCTTCTAGCTCTATGTCAGAAGATCAGTTCGATCGTCAGCTAATCGAAAACGTATTCGCTTTCGGTTCTAAGCAGAAGATCATGTTTGTAGGTGCAAAAGTTGCAGGTCACTTGCAAAAGATAGGTAAAAACAGATGGTCGCCAACTGTAATGGAAGGTACGTATGGAGTGAATTTAACTGCTTACGAAACTTTCGCAGGTACACTTATGACCCATCTGCACCCACAATTCAGACAGATACCGGGCATGGATGATGCGGCAGTTATTATTGACTTCCCATATCTGAAGTATCGTTATCTCGAAGGTCGTGATACATCTCTACTAAGAGATCGTCAAGCAACAGACGCTGATAGCACAAAGTCAGAATACTTGACTGAGTGTGGTCTTGAGATGTTGCAAGACAAGGTTCATACCTACATTAAAAACTGGACTACGCTCACTTAATTCCCTCTACGAGCAAGTCTACGAGCGGGCGCATCAGCGCCCGTTCTTATTTCAGTATACATTTTTAGAGCCTAACGGGGACGCACCACTTAATGCAGGGAATTTTTATGTCATATCAAGGTATCGATAGCTTTTGTCCCAGATGCGGAACATACGGGGATGAAGCTGTTTACGTGCATGGACATTATCAATGTCCAGTTTGCAAATGTGTTATTGATGATTGTTGTCAAGGAGAAAGGACGACTAAGCATGATAAATGCTCGATAAATAAAGAACCATCAAAATAGGAGACTTTCAATGGCACGTAAAAGAGCAAGGAATGACAAGGGGCATTACATTAAAGACGACCCCAATACCGAAGTGAACGAAGCTTGGACAGATGATGAAGAGATCATTGAGGATGAATTTATAGATGACGAGGAGGAGGAAGTAATCGTAGAAGAAGTAGACCCAACTCGTAAGGCAAAACAAGCAAAAGCTCCTAAAAATACAAACAAAAGTGAGTTTTGTTTCTTCGTTTCAGCAAATCCAGAAGCAGGGGTGTGGGACTTTATTATTGGAGACGATCGGTTCTCTGGATTTTGGGATGCCGATAGAGCGTATGTTCATTGGAAAATACCAAGATCAATTAAAGAAAACGCCATGAAACATCATCATGTATGGTCGGGAAGAGTTTTACCCGCAGATGATGAATAGGTGTATGAATGGTAGAATATTCTGTAGTCAAACCATTTGAGAGTGAGCAGGGAAAGTTTACCCCACTCGAAGGTTTAGTTCGCTCTGCTCTAGTACGAGCAGGTAATTTCTCTCCTTCCCGTATTGACGGGGAGGTGATGATGATGATGGTAGAGCTTGCTAACAGAGTTGTCGAAGAAGTTAGACGACATCCCTATTGGACTGGTGGCGATATAGACTACTATAATGATCCTACACAAACCAGAGAAATACCAGACATGATAATGATTGATGGACTTACGAGCCATTATCTTATTCAACAGGGTAGTGAAAAAGCTATGGTGTTTCTGCAAATGTATCAAGCAAATCTAGCAGATATATTGTGGGATAAATACAGAAGAAAAGACAGCAAAATTGGTAACGATGAAATAATTGTTTCAGTTACTGATGGCGGAAGTAATAAAAATTATAAACCACCTTACCCAGATGATGAGACGAATAAGTTGTTAACATGACAAGATTAGCTTACGCCCCAATCGCTATCAAATCAGAAGCGACTACTTACTACGGATTTAGAGGCGTGGATCGAAGCCGTGACATTGCGGCTATGGAAACGCAGAAGGAACAAAACTTTTACAAGCTTGAAAACTGTTATGTTGATTATAGGGGTCAGCTAATTCGTGATCCTGCTTTCTATTTACATAGAGGGTCTAATCGTTTCCCGGTAAAATGTATTCGTTTCTTTAATAGAGAGGGTGTTGTCTTTGCTGAAGAAGATGCTGCAAATACTCATCTAGCATCTGATAAAGGTCATAGAGTAAATGAAGCTTATCAAAAAGATGCTGTAGTAACGATGACCAACTTTAAAGGTGAGGTGCATATTTTCTCACCAGATCAAGTTACTTATAGATATAATGGCTACGAGTTTACTAAATCAACGACATCAATCAAACCTTCTTTTGGAGTTCCTATTCAAAGAAGATTATGCGTTGCAGGTTTTAAGGATCGTCCTACTGTCTTAGAGTTTAGTCGTGTAGATAATCCAGATATTTTTTTAGCAGAAGAAGCGCCTACTGAAGAGGTAACAAGAGCAAGCTTTATAGACATATCTAATCTAATCGGTACTGCTGATGAGATAATAGGTATGGGTACATTTGAAGCAAACAGACTTGCAGTTTTTACCAAAGATCAAACGCTCGTATATATTATTGATCCAGATTTAGAGCAATGGCAGTTAGATAGTAGAGCCAATTTACGTATTGGTTGTATTAGTCATGGCAGTATTGTTAACGCAGGAAGTGACTTAATCTTCTGTTCGAGAAGAGGAATACACTCTTTGATGAGATCAGAGCAGAATGGTCTTACTATTGCGGAAGCATCTCTCTCAGATGAAGTAGAAGTTTTGTATCAAGAATTAGTTAGAACAACAGAAAACCTAGCTTCAATACAAGCTGTCTACGATCAAGACACACAAACGTACCATGTATTCTTCCCACGTAGAGGTGGTAGACAAACTGTTCGTTTAAGTATGAACTTTCGTTCTGGGTATGAAAAAGTTAACTTTCAGTTAGGAGATACTCTCTTTCCTAGATGCGGTAGTTTCTTAGGTGGTCGTCTTATGTTTGGAACAGCAGACGGAGTTTATGAAGCAACACAAAGAACTTTTCTACAGGATACAGGATTATCTGATCTAAGAAGATCGCCAATGATAGCTGAAACACCTATCTTATGGTTGGGTGATTTTATTGGTACGAAGAGGTGTCATACTCTTATTGTACAGGCTACAGGAAAGGGTCGCTTCTTTATTGATGCAGTCGATGAAGATGAAAGACAGATGACAACAATAGAATGTAATATGGATAGGCTCACGGGGGACGACCATTGGGGCGATAGTCCGTTAAAATCAGATTACACTTTTCCATTTCAGCAACACTTTAGAGGTGTTCGTTTGAGATTTAGAACTGAAGAAAAAGATACTGAAACCGACGTAACTGTAATTTCATTTGCGTTTTTAATGCACAAGGAGAAATAAAATGGCTCGCCTAAAGGTACTTTATCCCGGCAACCACACGTCGAGTGGTAACATCGGCGCAGACATTGAGAATGTTGTAAGATACTTAAATTCGGCAGAAATTGCAGATAATACTTTATCTGAATTATTAGCAAAAGTTTTTGATACAACGACAGGTAAAGTTAAAACACTTGTCGAAATGCGTTTAGATACAACATCTGGCTTGCAATACAGAGTTGGTGAATATGTAAGTGCAACTGAAGGTTGGAATACATTAGCAACATTAGATCAAGTTAGAGGTGCATCTGGTTCAGACGTTGGTACGATTGGCGCACCATTGTTTTCTGCTCGTGCAGATCACGTTATAAACCTAACTATCAATGGACAGATACCATATCCTACAGGATCAACTGTTTTTACATATCAACATGATGTGGCTGATGCTATTGTTGTTTATATCAATGGTGCTTTACAGGCTACAAGCACATATACTCATTCACATACAGCAGATACAGTTACACTTTCTAGTCCAACATCAGCTAATGATGTTGTAACAATATACAAAGTTCAATCAGCAAATGATAGTGGCTATCAAAGAACAGAGGTTGTAGCTCTTGCCGCACAGGCTGTGTTCCCTTTTGTTCACACAGCAGACCAAAGTGTTTTGGTTTACAGAAATGGTATTTTAGACTCCATGGAGGCCAATTCAACAGCCATTGATTATCCGAGTCAAAATCCATTAGTACAAGATGGTAGCGGTGGTTTAATAGATTTACAAAAAATTTACATAGGTGATGAAAACGGAACATCTGTTGCTGGTTTTTCTCTCAAGGGCGCTATACAAGATGTTGTCGTTTGGAATACAGGATTGACCTCTGTGGATGCCAAAGCTTTATATAACTCGGGATCATGGTTTGACATCCACTCACATCCATCAGCATCTTATATTTGGGATTGGTGGATGCTTGGAGAAGAAGACGGAA